GCACCGTCTCCAGCGTATCTTAACTGATGTGATTTACCTTGACAAATTCCGGTTCCGTCTCCATCATAAGTTCCATCTTCATATGTCCACATTGGTTGTCCGTTAAAATAACAACCTTGTTGTGTCATAACAAGTTCGTGCTCCGCTGCATTGTTAGCTGTATTCCATGTGTCTCCTGTTGAAAAGTGTAAAGTGATTTTATTGTAATTGTATATATCCACCTGGTCTGATGACAACATTCCGGATAAAGAAGGTGTTGACGGCGATTGATTAGGGTTTGTATTCCCAATTCCTGAATTATCATTATCTGTAAATCCCATATTTTTTTATTTTTTGATTTAATTTATTTCTATAGATAAATATAAGTGGTAAATAAAAAAGTCTGTTGTAAAAGACTATTTAATGGGTTTTAGTAGAATAAAAAGAGAAATGTTTATTAGAAGACTTTTCTTTGTTTATTAGAAGGCGTGTTTTTTCTTTAAGAGAGCTTACCAAATTTTTATCTTTTAGTCTTAGATGTGTCTTAGTGAAAAGTGTTATTTCACATTTCATAAAGGACCTTTTGGATAGATTAAGGCCACTACTTCTTAAATCTAGGTCAACTATAAGCTTAGGTTTGAATTGGGTAGTGTCCATAATCTCTGACATACCACTTTTTATAGATTTTTTAAAACTTTTTACTACACATTCCCAACATTTTGATTCATTTACTGGTTCGACCCAACTTGAGAATTGTATGTAAAGAGATTTTAAAGCTAAGGAATCTACAGTCCCAATATGGGATTTAAAAGTAGGGTCTACTATAATGGGTATTTTTTTACCAGTTTTCATACTAATTCTCTTTAGTAAAAATATAAGAACTAGTTGTTAAGAATTCAAATCTTCAGAGAATTGTTTTAACTGAAAAACTGACATTTTAGTAGGTTGCATTGTTAATACTTTATTTTTCGTTTCTACTAATTTTGCTTTTAAATTGTCGTCGGTATTTTCTTCACTAACTAAAGTATTAATTTTTTTGATGATATTATTTTTATTATCTTGAAACTCTTCTTTTAGTGTTTGTTTATTTAACCCTAGAACTTCCGAAATTAATGTTTTTTCCTTCTGGCTTAAAGAATTAAATTCTTTATTATAATTTTCTGATAAAGAGTGGGCTAATAGTTTTGGGGAAAGAGTAGTATTTAATTTGTCAATTGATTTTCTATTTTTTATGGATTCTATTAGTGTTTGTTTATGTTCAATTCTTTTCTTAATGTTTTTGGCCCCTGTCTTAAAAATTAAATAATCTAATGTGTCATAGAATATGTTCTCTTCTATTCTTATTATATTCTTTCTTTTTTCAAAAACTTTATCTAAAATATTACAAACATTTTTAATATTTTTTATTTTAGGTCGTAAATAAGATATAGTTTCTGTAATATAATTGTCCGCTATACTTTCTACAATAGTCGAATTTTCTACTTCATTATATAATGTAAAAAATTCTCTAAAATCTTTAGATAATTTCATCCCTCCCATTAAAACATGAAAATTTTCTTTAAATAATTCTTTGTTAGTGTAAGAATGTTCTAAAATAGAGTCTATGGATTTTTTGTAATAGCCAAATGGTTTCATAATAGTGTTTTATTAATAAATATTATTTTTCAACCAAATCGTCTATCTCCTTATTAATTTCATCAATTTGGGAATTTGCTTTCTTAGTCATTTCTGAAAAATCAGGTAGGTCTATTCCTTTATTTTCTAAAATTAAAGGTAAGTCTTTTTCTACTTTATAACTTTCCGCGGCTGCTTCTGGTGTGGGTTCAGTGCCACCTAATTCCTCAGCGGCTGGTACTGTTTCTTCTGGACCTGGTAGACCTTCTGCTCCTGTCGCGAATTCGTCACCTCCTTCACCAGCAGTTTCACCACCTTCTACTTCTGTTTTTTCTATATCTCCGTAAAGTTTGTCTATACTATTGAATACTCCTGTTTTCTTAATAATCTCTTCTGTTTTCTCAAGTTCTTTACCAATTGCTTTTTCGAACCGTTGTTGTTGTAAATCTAGTTTAATTTCTTCATCACTAAATCCAAGTACGTGTTTTTTTGCCCAAGTACTAGAAACTGGTGCAATACCATTTCCTGGGTCTCCTACAGCATCTTTATATAGTGTTATTTTACTTTGCCATTGTTCTATCCTTAATAGGTCAGCTTGAGTAGATGGGTTCGCGAGTCCCAGTGCAAAATTATCTAGTTCTTCTTCAAACCCTAAAATATATAAATGAATAATTGCAATCTTATTAAGTTCTTGAACCATAGATTTCTGAATTCTATTAATAGTTCTAGCAAATCTAATATCTAATAAAGCTAAATTTTTACCCTCACCAACTACTTCTTCAAACCCTAAAAAAGCTTTAGGTATTCTTAACGCGGCTAATAATTTTTTCTGAATATATTCTATATCGGCGATTTCACTTAAATTTGTCGCCCCCGGTAACGTTTCTATCGGCATCGGAGCTGCTGGGTCCCTTACAGGAACAAAGAAGTCTTGGTCTACAGCCATTTGATTGAATCTCAAATCTACATTACCATTGTCGGGGTCCACCACAGGGTCCCTTTTAAACTTATTAGCAACTTTTTGCACGTAAGCTTCGACATCTTTGTCGTCCATATTACCAACAAATATTTTAAATACTCTTCTTTCAGGAGCTCTAGATGTTCTATAAACCAACATTGCGTCCTCCGCTAATAAAAGTTGTTTCCAAATTCTTCTCGCTTTTTCTAACATAGATGTACCGTAAGGTAATCTTCTGTCGTCCCCTAATAATCTAAAATGAGCCATCTCCCAAGAATTAAATTCCATACTTTTGTCTTTCCAGTTGAATTTAAGTTTTCTGTCTTTTTGGTCGTCCAGTCCTTGCATGTTAGGAAAAGTACCTAGTTCTACCCTTTCGATTTCAATATTAGGTAATTGATTACAACCTATTATTCCTTTTTCTGGGTCAATTTTTAGATATACAAAATCATCCCCGTATTTGCATGTGTTCCTAGTCCACATGGGTAGGTTTGTGTTTATATCCAACACATTGTTAAATAGGTCTGCAAGAATAGATTTAATTCTAACAGATTCCGAATAAATAGTAAGGATAAACCCATCTTCAGAAGGGGTTGTAGATTCTTCAGCATAAATGTCTAATGCTGCAGAAATTTCAGGGGTAAATTCCATGGATTCATAATCATAATATGAAGCTAAACGAGTTGGTTCGTAATAAATGGATTTTGTATATAGTTCATTATCTACTTTTTCCCATTGTTTCCCTAAATACATTGTCTGTTGTGCTTGTAGTTTCTCTTGTTCAAATTCACTTTTTGATTGTGTCTTTAATAAGTCTTTACTACTTAGTTTGTATTGTTGGTATGTAGATTGTTGTACTCTAGGCCCATCAGGACCAAAAAGTTTGCCTAATCTTTGATATATTGTAAGTTTTTCTGCCATATTAAAATAATAACGATTATATTATAAATAGTGAATACCTCTATGTTTTTTTTACACCGAACAACCAACCGTATTCTTTATACATTTGTTTAGCGGATGCAGTATGTGTTATCTGGGGATTTAACACATCAGAATTAGCCATTCTTCTCAACTCAACAGGTCTCTCTTCTGGAGATTCTTCGTTTTTTACCCAACTATCTAACATAGCTCTAGTCATCTCATCTGCTTTATTTAGTTGTGTGAAGGAATTCTCACCAACATAGATAGCCATCGCCATAGCCATAATTAAATCATCATGTTTCCCCTTCATATGGTTAGGTCTTCCATTTACAAATACAAAAGTATATAATTCATTTAATAATCTATGTGATTTTACTATAAATCCGTGTCGTAAACCTTCTTCAAGGGATGAGACAATTTGGGTTCTTTTGTTGTTGAAGTTTATTCCAGGTATTTTTTCTAGTAGTTTAGGATTGTATTTCCATTTATCTGCCGAATTAGCTCCTTCAATGTAAAGGTCTCTGTACCCTAATTCTTGTAATTTTCGTGCGGTGGCTACACCCATTCCACCAGTTATATCAATTACAATATAAGCTTTATAAAGATTACCCCATTTAAATGCTAAGTCTGCTGCTAAATCCGGTGGAATTTTTCCCAAATATTCCATTACTTGCTTTCTTTCGTCAAAATCAATAACACAAATAGATGTAAAATCCTCAGAATCACCCCTAGAAACATCTATTCCCATAATATATTTGTGGTCTAATTGTGCCTCTTCCCACACCCATAGTTGTCCACTTGCATACTTTTCTTTAGGTTCTTCAACCATATTTTCTTTTATGTTATCTATAGTTTCTATTGGAATTACATTATCTCCGGAACCTAAAAAAGCACTTTCTAACTCCTGTGATATTTTTCTTCTATCAAATTTTAATTTTTTACACATATCTTCAAACCAAGAAGAGTATGGCTTATAACCCGCTCTAGTTAAATCCTTAAATTTATCTTGGTCTTTTTCTGTTAAATTTAGACTATCATCATAGTCCTCTCTATTTAAAAGATAGTGAACAATATCTTTAGTTTTTACCCAAACTAAATCTTTAGTGAATCTCGGGTCGTTTTCCCAGTGTAACTCAGATATAACAAAATCATTCATACCCTGTATTGATTGGTCATAAATCTCATAATAAATTTTATCATAACCGTTTGGGGTTGATATAACTATTACTTGACCTCCCGTGGATAAGGATGCCATACACGCTGCCCATAAATCATCTCCAGTTTCAATATATGCGGCTTCATCAAATATGAGTATCGTTGGTGTATACCCTCTCAAAGCATCTACTGAAGTTGCTACAGCTTTAACTTCACATCCGTTATTTAATTTATAATGTTTTTGTGCATCTTTGTCTTTGGAAAAGCCTACGTTAATCCAGTCAGGCCATTGATTTAAAAATGTTCTAATTTTATTAGCTAACTCCTGGGCTGTATCTAATTTATTAGCTAATATGAGTACTTTTTCTGGTTTAGTTTTAGAAGCAAATTGTAGTTGTTTTGAAATCCATGCTGCTGTAGCTGTTGATACTCCAGCTTGTCTATATTTTTTAGTAATATTTTCATTGTGTTCCTCAAAATTGTTTAACATCATTTCCTGTTCAGGAAAAAGGTTAAAAGGCACATATTTACTTTGGGTGTTATCGTATGTTTCTAAATATGTTCTTATAGCATAAGAGGTGTCTTGGTGACATTTGGCATATTCAAAAATTTGTTCTTGTTGGTTCATACATATAAATATCTACAAATAAACTGTTTAAAAAAGGGTTGGTGAAATAAAAATTAATTACCTAAGTTCTGTAGAAAGGCTAGTTCTTGTGGTGTTAACGACTCCATACCTCTTTTAGAAATTTTATCTAAAATCATATCTACGTCATATTCTTCGTCCTCTGTCGATTCTGGTGCGTCCATAGTTCCTTCAACCCCTGGAATATAGTCTACTGTTGATGTTGACACATCTGTAACAAAATCATCGTCACTTGTACTGATTTCTTCACCTGAAGCTTCTTCATAGTCTTCTTGTTTAAGTTCTTGAACAATTTCTTCTACCATTCTTTTAACTATTTCTTTACCTTCGTCATTGCCTGATAGAATTTTCTTAGCTAAATCAATGAATTCTTCAGCAGGTAAGTTTACAAATTTAAAATAGAAATAATTTTGTAATCTTCTTCTATCTTGTGAGGTAAATAATTCCGGTGGGTAAGCTTCTCTAAATTTTTCCCATATAACAGGACCTAACCTTAAATCCCATACTTCAGCCGGTAAAGTATCCTCCATACCTATTACGTCTTCTGCTGTACTAGGGTCGGAAGGTAATCCGTGAGATGAAACATAATCCATAACTCCTTTATATAACTCATGGACTAAGATAGGGAATAAAGCCCCTTCCGCTTTTATCGTTGGTGGGTCTGTTTCTAAGTCTAATTCTTCTCTTCCGCCTCCTAAATCTTCTCCCTCACCTGCAGCCATTCTCATGTCCATATCAGGCATTATCCAATACATCAAATCATTTACAGACATTAATAAAGAATAAAGATTAACTAGTTCAGGATTTATCTCATCTAATTTATCACGAATTAGATGGTAAAGATATAACGCTTTTTTAGATGACCCTTGAATTATAGAATTTATAAATCTTCTTTTTTGTCTTTCTAGATTAAATTTATCTAGTCTATCTGCAGCTTCTTGTTCTTCTTCTGGGTTTTTAAATTTAGGTTCTTTCTTTTTAGGTTTTTTGGGTTTAGACTGCATTCCCTCTAAGCTCGGTTTCTTAATTTTTGCATCAAATTGTAAATCACCTTCTGGGATACCCATTTCTGTTTTTACCACTTCTATCGCTAATTTTTCTAATGCTTCTTTGTTCTGACTTTCAATTTGTGTAGCTCTCATTAATGCTCTTTGAAACATTGGTTGCATTGACATAACAGACATAGGGTCTATACTTTCCAGACCTGTCGCGTCTTTTACTTTTTCAACTACATCCTTAAATCTTTTAGACGCAATTAATTCTTCAAAATTATCAGGTACTCCATCTCCATCTATGTCTGGAAAGGCAGGGTGACCTCCTAATGGGTGTTCCCGAGTTCTAAGTTTATGTTCAATATCTGGAGACATTCGTTCTGGTCCAGCTGAATAATCTATAGGTGCTTCTCTTAACCTTTTGTTCTTACCCATTTTTATTTCTTTTTTTCTACATCTGATTTAATTTCATCAAAGTTAAACCAATCTGGTGTTTTACTTTTTCTAGCTTTTGGTTTTGGTGTAGTTTTTGGTCTTTCAAATGGTCCCCTTCTTTTTTTCTCACCTGGTTTACT